GGTACCGCTCAGTATCGCCGACCATTCGCGCGGTCTGCATGATGTAGTCCTGTCCCTCCTGGTTCACGTTCCGGTAGATCGTGAGGAGCTCCTGCTCGTCTGCGTTCGGGAGTTTGAGTGGGGGCTTCTTTTCGGTTTCAGCGTTAATTAAGTCGGTAGGTGGGATTCGCAGTATTTTGGCGAGTAGAGCAATTTTATCTCTTCTCATATTAGAGATATATCCGCTTTCCCACTTCTTTACCGTGCTTTTGCTAACTCCGACATAATCGCCGATTTGCTCAAGGGTAAGTCCGAGTTCTTTTCTTCTATTGTATATTAGGCTGCCTATCTCCATTGTGTCCTCCATTCATTTTTTCTTGTATCTATTATATCACTCTTGTTTCAAAAAAGCAACCTGTTTTGAAAAAATAATCAGAAAAGTTTCCTAAAGTGCTTGACATCTCTAGGAAATGATGATATAATGTAAGTGTCCTAAAGGAAACGAGGTGATGATAATGAACGAAAGCGAACTCAGAGCAGAGCTTGCTAGAAAGAGGCTGACCGTTCCTCAGGCTGCGGACAAGATAGGAATAGGCAAAAAGGCTTTCTACTGTAAACTTGAAGGGACAAGTCAGTTCAAGCAGAAGGAAATTAAGGCGCTGAAAGAGCTTCTCGCTCTTTCCGACGCCAGAGTAAGCGAGATTTTTTTTGCTGATTAGGTTTCCTAAAGGCAACAAAGACCAACGAAAGGGGGTGAGAGAAATGGATCTCGAAAAAATCGAGAAAGCCGCAAAGGCACTGGAGGGCTTTTCGTACCACGACTGGCAGAAAATCAAGATGAGCGTTGACGTAGTTTTCGCAAAAAAGAAAGGAGAGTTCGAGCGGGAACTCAAACTCTCCTCCGGTGACGAAATAGTTAAAACTATTCATCAACAATTTGGATAAACATCGGGTTTATCCGGTATGTCTTTCCACGATAGTAAATGTGTACATAGTCTAGATTGTAAAATGAGTTTTCCTCACTCTTTTTACGTGTTTCCGGCGCGTAAAGTTCAGCTCCCTCTTTCCACCAAAGAGCAGGGCTCTGGTCTTTTTCAATAAATTTGCAGTCGGGGTCATCGTTAAGGCATACCCAATTGCCGAGCAGGCAAGCGTAAATCTTAGTCATTTTTTCACCTCCTTTCAATGCCATTATAGCATAGAGAGGTGAGAAAAGCAAGGGGCTTTCCAACTGCTTGGTGGCTTCGCAGATGATACTCTATGCTGCGAAGAACACTGAAATCAAGAACGATAGCGACTGGCAAGTAAACTGTACAACCAGGCGGAGCATACACATGAACGGAGGTGATACATATGAAATTCACAAAGAAAATGCGTGAGGAATTCTTCAACCCTGACGGCTCGATCAAGCGGCTGCCGAAAGTCGTGGAGGTTCGTCCGGACGGTACGCGAGTACTCGAAACCGGGTGGCTGATACGGCCGTCTATGATCGACTGCGGCGAACGCGGACTGGTGCGGCTCGACAGCCTTACTCCCGAGGAGCGCGCAAGGTGGGAGGAAGCTCTCATGAAAAAGGTCGGCAGGGGAATGTCGGATTTCTACGCCGCCCAGGCTACCGGAGCATTCAACTACAAGTAAAACGCAGGATGTCCAAAACAAAGGACGCCGCAGAAAGGACGGACAAGCCATGACAGAACAGGCAAAAGAGCGCTACCGCCTGCGCAAATCCGAGCACCGCTGCGTAAGGTGCGGAGCAGGGCTCCCGGAGAAGTATAAGATGGTGTACTGCGGCGAGTGCCGCGAGCAGGTGCGCAAAATAAGCATGGAGCGCAAGCCCAGGCACACAGAGCCGGCTCCCGGAACGCTTACGATCTCCCAGGTGGTAAGGCTCGCAGCAGAGCGCCACATCAGCTACGGCGAGATGGTGCAGATACTCGAAAAGGAGGGAAACAAGGCATGAAATCCCTAGTAATCATTACAAAGAGCCGCATTGTGCAGGAGCAGCTTGTTAAGTCGTTTATAGGCAATGCCGACGTGAATTACGCAGCCTACGGAGAAGCTACCAGTGCTGAGAACAACAACGGATACGGTCTTATCCCACCAGCATACTGCGACCGGGGGTATCTCTGCTGCATTGTGATTTACCACGAATCCGTAGACGTAGAGCCGTACCGGTTTGTTATCGCGTGAGGTGAGCAGCATGAAAATACTCAAGCCAACAATCACCGCCGCGTTCTTCGCCGGACTTCTTGGCATGTTCCTGGCGATCGCAGCCCTGGAGAGCGGCAGACTTGACGGCTCTGCATACTGGGTGCTCATATCAGCCTGCGCGGTGCTGAGCGGCGGTGCTATCCTGGGAGCGATGGCAGCGTACAAGTACGAAGAAAGGAGGACAAGCCATGCCGTACAACAAAGCGACGATAGACAAGGCAGACAGTGACCCGGTGAACTGCGGCACCTGCGCTTACAAGAACGACTGCCCGGCAGAACATACATACACGGAATGCAGCCGGGAAAGCGGATATCCGCTGTGGGCTTCGAGCCGTTTGAAGTCTAACTGGGCAAAGAAAAAGAAAAACCGCTCCTGAACGGCAATTCGGGAAGCGGCAAAGAAAAAATATCACATGCTCATTATATCATGAGCGAAAGGAAAAGTCAAGTGGAACTAATAGTAGATAATTTCGCCGGAGGCGGTGGAGCTTCCACAGGCATAGAAATGGCTGTAGGACGGAGCGTTGATATCGCAATAAATCACGACCCGGACGCCATCGCAATGCACCGCGCGAATCACCCGAACACGCGACACTTCTGTGAGGACGTATGGCAGGTCGACCCGGTGGAAGCATGCGCCGGAAACCCGGTAGGGCTGGCGTGGTTCTCCCCGGACTGCACGCATTTTTCCCGCGCCAAAGGAGGAAAGCCCGTGGACAAGAATATCCGTGGGCTTGCATGGGTAACGATACGCTGGGCACTGAAAGTCCGTCCGCGCGTCATCATGCTGGAGAACGTCCCGGAGATACGCACCTGGGGTCCCCTCGGGGCTGATAACAAGCCCATAAAGGAGCGCGCCGGAGAAACCTTTGACGGCTTCATAAAGGCGCTCACGGTGGGAATCCCGCACGACCACCCGGCATTCACGGAGATGTGCGCAACACTGGAGATAAGCCCGGACAGCCCCGAAGCGGCAAGGCTTGAACAGGGGCTGGGTTACAATGCAGAGTACCGCATACTTCGCTCCTGCGATTACGGAGCGCCGACAACGCGCACGCGTTTCTACCTGATAGCCAGGTGCGACGGAAAGCCCATCGTATTCCCACCGCCTACACATGGCAACGGCAATGGCTTGAAGCCGTACCACACCGCCGCCGAGTGTATCGACTGGAGCATTCCGGCGCAGAGCATTTTCGAGCGGGACAAACCCCTCGCAGAGAACACGCTCCGGCGCATAGCGCGGGGCATTGAGAAGTTCGTGATAAATAATCCCGAGCCGTTCATCGTGACAGTCAACCATTCTGGAGAGGGCTTCCGGGGGCAAAAGGCGGACGAACCGCTTGGAACCATTACAGCCAAGAATGGATACGGCGTAGTCACTCCGACAATCATGTGCAACAATACCGGGAATGCCGGCGCGGCTGTCAATACGCCTTTGCCTACGGTCACGACCGGAAACCGCAATTACATGGTTGCACCCTCTATCGTCCCCATCGGGTACGGCGAGCGTAAAGGACAGGAACCGAGGGTAAACAGAGTTGATGAACCACTCGGAACAGTCGTTACAAGCGGGAAACATTATCTCGTCGCTCCGTCGCTGATACAGTATCACAGCGAGACCGCAAGCGATGAAGTACGCGGACAGGAGCTGAACGAACCGTTAATGACAGTAGATACCTCGCCCAGATACGCCCTGTCAGTCGCGCACATCATGAAGAATTACGGTGGGAATTATCAGGGAGCCGGGAGCGGTGCTGACAAGCCACTCGACACAGTTACCGCGCACGACCACAACAGTCTTGTAACGGCGCATATTCTGACTATGCGGAACAACATGGACGGTCAGTCGGCAGACGAACCGCTGGCAACGATAACTGCGGGAGGTTCGCATCACGCAGAAGTACAGGCGTTTCTCGTGAAGTACTTCTCGACTGGAGCACCGAAGCCTGTGAATAGCCCGCTGGACACCGTTACCACAAAAGACCGCTTTGCGCTGGTGACAATACATGGTGAAGAATATATAATCACGGACATAAAAATGCGCATGCTCCAGCCGCGGGAACTGTTCAATGCACAGGGATTCCCGACCGATTACATAATCGACCACGATGACAGCGGCAGACCATATCCGAAATCAAAGCAGACAGCCCGGTGTGGAAATGCAGTCACACCGCCAGTCCCGGCGGCGCTGGTACGGGCTAATCTGCCGGGAATGTGTGGAGGTAGAATTTAATGAAAGAAGAATATAAAAGCCGGGTATACACAGACCGCCCTGCTTACGCCGATCTCCCGGCGCCGGACAAGTTCCAGGCGATAATGGGGATAATCGCGACGCGGCTGAAACAGCACCCGAACGCAATATGCAGCTACTCTGGCGGCTCGGACAGCGATATCATGCTCGACCTTATCGAGCGCACCAGGGAAGCGTTCCACCTCCCGCTGGTCAAGTACGCCTTTTTCAACACGGGGCTGGAGATGGCGGCGACGAAGGACCACGTCAAGGCGACCGCCGAGAAGTACGGCGTTGAAATTAATACATACCGCCCGAAGGTCGGAATCGTCAACGCGGTCCGCAAGAACGGAGTGCCGTTCGTATCAAAGATAATGTCCGGAGGGCTTTCCGAATGGCAGAAGAAGGGCGTTCCGCTGTCCATAGCCCAGGAATACGAACAGGCGGAGGACAAGGCGGCCAAGCGCAAGGAGCTTAAAGAGCGCTACCCGAAGTGCGAAAGCGTTATTAATTTTCTCTGCTGCTGTAATTCAGCCGGAGAACCGCGCCCGAACATTCAGCTGGTAATCAACAGCTCCAAGTACATGCGCGATTTCATCGGCGAGTATCCGCCGGATTTCAAGATCAGCGCAAAGTGCTGCGACTGCTGCAAGAAGGATGTTGCGCACGCCGTCCAGAAAGATTTCGACATGATAATCACCGGTGAGCGGCGCGATGAGGGCGGCATGAGGTCGGTTCCGCGAAAGGACTGCACGACGATGTGCTTCACAGAAACAAGCTCCGGGCAGTACCGCCTGCGTCCGCTGTACTACGTCAGCGACGCGGACAAGGCTTGGTACAAGGAAAAGTACGGCGTGCGGTATTCCGACGCATATGAGGTGTACGGGCTTACCCGGACAGGCTGCTGCGGCTGCCCGATATCTTACAAGGCAGTCGCCGACCTGGAGAAAATCAAGCCGTATGAGCCGAATGTAGTCAAGGCTGCCTGGAACATCTTCGGGGACAGTTACAGATACCGCGAGCAGTACAACGAATACAAGAAGAAGCGCATGGAATTTGAACGCTCCGGCGGTCAGTTTTCATTCGATAATATGGAGGAATTCACATGATAAAAATAACCAACCTTGAACTCGAAAACATCAAGCGCATAAAAGCAATCCAGCTCACGCCGTCGGAGAGCGGACTTACGGTCATCGGCGGGAACAACGGCCAGGGCAAGACTTCCGTGCTGGACGCTATCGCGTGGGCGCTGGGCGGCGACAAATTCAAGCCCTCGCAGCCGCAGCGAGACGGCTCGGTAATTCCTCCGCACCTGCGCGTGACCCTCTCGAACGGGCTTGTCGTAGAGCGCAAGGGCGACCGGGGAACGCTGAAAATCACCGACCCGAACGGCGGCAAGGGAGGCCAGCAGCTCCTCAACGAGTTCATCGGGCAGCTTGCGCTCGACCTGCCGAAATTCATGCAGGCGACCAGCAAGGAAAAGGCGCAGACCCTCCTCCGGATAATCGGCGTGGGGGACAAGCTCGCCGCCCTGGAGCAGCAGGAGCAGAATACTTACAATCAGCGCCGTGCCGTCGGGCAGGTCGCCGACCAGAAGCAGAAGTACGCCGACGGACTCCCGGACTACCCGGACGCACCTCCCGAGGAGGTCAGCATTTCCGAGCTGCTCCGCAGCCAGCAGGAGATACTCGCGCGCAACGGCGAGAATCAGCGCCTGCGGCAGAACCGCGATATCTGCGAGCAGGAATTACTCCGCGCCCGGCAGGATTACGACCGCGCCGCGGAAGCCCTCGCAAAGGCTCAGCAGGCAGCCGAAACCGCCCGCAAGTCCGCCGCCGACCTCACGGACGAAAGCACCGCCGAGATTGAGGAGAATATCCACAACATCGACTTTATCAACGCGAAAGTCCGGGCGAACCGCGAGCGTACCCGCGCCCTCACGGAAGCGCAGGAGAGCCGCGAGCAGTACGACGAACTCACCGCGAAGATAGAGGATATCCGGGCGCAGAAAACAGCCCTGCTGGACGGCGCAGACCTCCCTCTGCCGGGGCTTTCCGTGGAGGACGGGGAACTGACCTACAACGGCGCGAAGTGGGACTGCATGAGCGGTGCGGAGCAGCTCCGGGCGTCCGCCGCGATAGTCCGCAGGCTCAATCCGCAGTGCGGATTCGTGCTGATGGACAAGCTGGAGCAGATGGACGCCGCTACCCTCGCGGAGTTCGGCGCATGGCTGGAGCAGGAGGGCTTGCAGGTAATAGCGACCCGTGTAAGCACCGGCGGCGAGTGCAGTATCATCATCGAGGACGGCTATGCGAAGCCGGCTGAACAGCCTGCAATTACATCTGCACCGCAGAAAGCAACATGGGAGAGAGGTAAATTCTGATGGAATTCAACATATCGACCGGAAAAATACACACCGCCGTTAAAACGGTGATATACGGCGCAGAGGGAATCGGCAAAACTACCCTCGCGGCGCAGTTCCCAAGCCCCCTTTTCATCGACACCGAGGGAAGCACGAAGCAGCTCGACGTAGCGAGATTACCCACGCCGTCAAGCTGGGAAATGCTCCTCCAGGAGCTGGATTTCGTCCGGGACAAGCGCCCCTGCGCGACCCTCGTTATTGACACCGTGGACTGGGCGGAGCAGCTCTGTATAGCCGACCTCTGCGCGAAGAACGGCAAATCCGGTATCGAGGATTTCGGCTACGGCAAGGGCTGGGAGTTCGAAAAGGAGAGCTTCGGGAAGTTCCTGAACAAGCTGACAGAGGTCATAAACGCCGGGATAAACGTAACGCTGACCGCGCACGCGGCGCTCCGGAAGTTCGAGCAGCCGGACGAAATGGGAAGCTACGACCGCTGGGAGATGAAGCTCGGCAGCAAGACCACCAACAAGATATCCCCGCTGATAAAGGAGTGGGCGGACATCGTGCTGTTCTGCAACTACAAGACGATGGTAGTCCAGACGGACAAGGACGGCAAGAAGCACAAGGCGCAGGGAAACCGCCGGGTGATGTACACCCAGCACCACCCCTGCTGGGACGCCAAGAACCGCTACGGGCTCCCGGAGGAGATACCGATGGAGTACGCGCAGATAGCGCATATTTACGCCCCTGCGCCTGCGCCGCAGACCCCGCCCGTTCAGAGCGTCCCGGAAGCTCCGCCCGTGCCTGCTCCGATTACTGCCGCGCTGGGCGTTCCGCAGGCGGCTCACGTCCAGACCCCCGAACCTGCCGCCGGAATTCCGAAAGCGCTCGCAGACCTTATGGCGGCGTCCGGAATTACAGAACAGCAGATACGCGCGGCGGTCGCGATGAAAGGCTACTTCCCGGAGGACATGCCGATAAGCGCCTACCCGGAGGATTTCGTCAGCGGCGTTCTGGTCGGCGCGTGGAAGCAGATTGTTGATTTCATCAACGAACAGAAATACCCGTTCTGATTTGCAGTATATTGCAGTAATTCACATGATAAACTCGGCAAGGGAGGAAAAAAGAACTCCCGTAATATTTTAATAGGAGGACATCACAATGTCAGAAATCATCGAAAGAGAATTAGGCTGGGACGACGAGATAAGCCGCGAGAGCGACTTCACGATAATCCCGGAGGGCGACTACGACTTCACTGTAACCGGCTTCGAGCGCGGACGTCACGACGGCTCCGAGAAGCTGCCGCCCTGCAATATGGCGATAGTGTCGCTGAGCATTACGCTCCCGGACGGAAGCGCGACGACCCTCAGGCACAGACTGTTCCTGCACAGCCGCTGCGAGGGACTCCTCTCCGCGTTCTTCACGGGAATCGGACTGAAGCGCAAGGGCGAGCCGCTGCGCATGAACTGGAACGCAGTCCCCGGGGCGCGCGGTCGCTGCAAGATTACCGTCCGCAACTGGAAGGGCAAGAACGGCGAGGACATGCAGTCCAACGACATAAAGAAATTCTACGACCCTGCGGATCTTCCCACGCCGCAGCCTGCTCCGGTTCAGCAGCCGGCTACCGGTCAGCAGTACGCTCAGCCCTCCGGCGTATTCACTCCCGGAAAGTGGTGATAGAGCATGCCAGAAAATCAGATAACGCTCCTGGAGCCTGCGGAAGCCCCGGTCCCGCCTGCCGGTGGGCAGGTCAGGGCGGCGCCGATAGCCCTCCGACCCTACCAGAACGAAGCGAAAGCCGCCGTGCTGGAACAGTGGGAGCAGGGAGTCCAGCGCACCCTGCTGGTGCTTCCGACCGGGTGCGGCAAGACGATAGTTTTCGCGAAGATATCCGAGGACTGCGTGAAGCGCGGCGAGCGCGTGCTTATCCTGGCGCACCGGGGGGAGCTTCTGGAGCAGGCGGCGGATAAAATCCGCAAGGCGTGCAACCTCAACTGCGCCGTCGAGAAAGCCGAGGAAACCTCCCTCGGGTCGTTCTGGAGGATTACCGTCGGCAGCGTGCAGACCCTCATGCGCGAGAGCCGCCTGGCGCGGTTCCTGCCGGACTATTTCGATACTATTATAATAGACGAAGCGCACCACGCCATCTCCGACAGCTATCAGCGTATTCTACAGCACTTCAGCGGCGCGAAAGTCCTCGGAGTTACTGCGACCCCCGACCGCGGCGACATGAAGAACCTCGGACAGGTGTTCGATTCCCTCGCGTATGAGTACACGCTCCCCCGGGCTATCCGGGAGGGCTACCTCTGCCCGATAAAGGCGCTCACGATCCCACTGAACCTCGACCTTACCGGGGTTTCCGTCCAGGCGGGGGACTTCCGCGCCGCCGACCTCGATACCGCCCTCGACCCTTATCTCTACCAGATAGCCGACGAAATGCTCCGGAACTGCGCTGACCGCAAGACCGTGGTGTTCCTGCCGCTGGTAAAGACTTCCCAGAAGTTCCGGGATATCCTCAATCAGCGCGGATTTCACGCGGCGGAAGTCAACGGGAATTCCGACGACCGCGCGGAGATACTCCGGGATTTCGACGACGGAAAGTACAACGTGCTGTGCAACTCAATGCTGCTGACCGAGGGCTGGGACTGCCCCTCCGTGGACTGCGTGATAGTCCTCCGCCCGACAAAGGTGCGCGGACTGTACTGCCAGATGGTAGGCAGAGGAACCCGGCTCAGCCCCGGAAAGAAAGACCTGCTGTTACTGGACTTCCTCTGGCACACCCAGCGGCACGAGCTCTGCCGCCCGGCGCACCTCATCTGCGAAACGGAGGAGGTCGCGCAGAAGATGACGGCGAACCTCGCGGAATCCGGCTGCGCAATGGACATCACCGAGGCGGAATCCCAGGCGGAAAGCGACGTCGTGGCACAGCGCGAGGAAGCCCTGGCGAAGCAGCTGGGCGAAATGCGCAAACGCAAGCGCGCGTTAGTTGACCCCCTGCAATTCGAGATGTCGATTCAGGCGCAGGACCTTTCCGGATATATTCCGTCCTTCGGCTGGGAGATGTCGCCGCCGTCGCAGAAGCAGCTCGACGCCCTGGAGAAGTACGGAATCTACCCGAATGAGATAGAGAACGCAGGCAAGGCGCAGCTCCTCCTGGAACGTCTGAACAAGCGCCGCATGGACGGGCTTTCCACCCCGAAGCAGATACGCCTGCTGGAGAACAAGGGCTTCCTGCACGTCGGGGAATGGACGTTCCAGCAGGCAAGCAACATGATAACGAGAATAGCGGCGAACGGCTGGCGCGTACCGCAAACCGTAAACCCTGCGAACTACGACCCGGAGGTGAATTAAGTGGAAATCACAGAATGCCTTAAATACATAGACCCCGCGTCGCTCGACTACCAGACCTGGGTGAACGTCGGCATGGCGCTGAAGGAGGAGGGATTGCCCTGCTCCGTGTGGGACGACTGGAGCCGCAGCGACAGCCGCTGGCACGCCGGGGAATGCTCCCGGAAGTGGGAGAGCTTCAACGGCGCTTCTAATCCAGTCACCGGGGCGACGATAGTCCAGCTGGCGAAGGAGCGCGGAATGCCCTTCGCGGAGAGCCGCGCCCTGGACTGGGACGACGAGATATCCTACGAAGCGCCGGAGGAGCACGTCGTGGTGAATCCGAACTGGGTGGAAGGTCGCGAGATAACTCCGCCGGCGGACTGGGACCCGGCGCAGGAAATTATCCGCTACCTGGAAGCGCTGTTCGAGCCGGACGACCGCGTCGGCTACGTCATGCAGAGCTACGAGAAGGACGGCAGGTACGTCCCGGCTAACAAGGGAGCCTACGACCGCACCGCCGAGCAGCTCATTTCCGGGCTGCGCAGGTGCCGGGGGGATATCGGCGCAGTCCTCGGGGACTACAACCGGAAAGCCGGGGCGTGGATACGCTTCAATCCGCTGGACGGCAGGGGGATAAAGAACGAGAACGTGGCGGAATTCCGCTACGCCCTGGTGGAGAGCGACAACGTCGACATCGAACAGCAGAACGCTATTATCCGCGAGCTGGAGCTTCCGGTCGCGGCGCTGGTCTACAGCGGCAAAAAGAGCCTGCACGCCATCGTCCGTATCGACGCGGAGAACTACGAGGAGTACCGCCGCCGCGTGGATTTCCTCTACCAGATATGCCAGAAGAACGGATTACAGCCGGACACGCAGAACCGCAATCCCTCCCGGCTGTCGAGGATTCCCGGTGTGCAGCGCGGCGAGAACCGTCAGTATATAGTCGATACGGACATCGGGAAATCCGGCTGGAACGAGTGGCGCGAGTGGATAGAGGGCGTGAACGACGACCTCCCGGGCTTCGAGAACGCCGCAGATTTCTGGGGGAATATGCCGGAGCTTGCGCCGCCCCTCATCGGGGGAGTACTCCGGCAGGGGCACAAAATGCTCATCGCCGGACCCTCGAAAGCAGGCAAGTCCTTCGCGCTGATAGAGCTGTGCGCGGCAATCGCGGAGGGCAGGGAGTGGCTCGGCTGGAAGGTAGCCCAGGGCAGGGTGCTGTACGTCAATCTGGAGCTGGACAAGGCTTCCTGCGAGCACCGTTTCGCGGATATTTACGCCGCCCTCGGCTGGAGTCCCGACAACCTCCGGAACATCGACATCTGGAACCTGCGCGGTAAATCCGTGCCGATGGATAAGCTGGCGCCGAAGCTGATACGCCGCGCCGCGAAGCGCAATTACCTCGCGATAATCATCGACCCGATTTACAAGGTAATTACCGGCGACGAGAATTCCGCCGACCAGATGGCGCATTTCTGCAACCAGTTCGACAAGGTTTGCACGGAGCTTGGCTGCGCGGTGATTTACTGCCATCATCACAGCAAGGGCGCGCAGGGCGCTAAGCGGAGCATGGACAGAGCCTCCGGCTCCGGCGTATTCGCCCGCGACCCGGACGCGCTCCTCGACCTCATCGAGCTGGGGCTTCCGGAAACGCTCGTCAGGGAGGAGCAGAACAGGGCGGTCTGCAGCGTGTGCTATGACCTGCTCGTCCGCAGCGGCAAGGCAGGCGATATTTCACAGGACGACATGGTTACGGCTAAGGCAATGCGGGAGCACGTCAGAAACGCGCTTTCGGGGGATTCCCTGCGGCAGGCGGAGGAAAGTATATCGGCGGCGGAGAAGCTGGCTGAAAGCCGTTCCGCGTGGCGTATCGAGGGTACTCTGCGAGAGTTCCCGAAGTTCCCGCCGGTGAATGTGTGGTTCGATTATCCGATTCACAGGATAGACATGTCGGGGGTGCTGAAAGACGTCAACGCTGACGGCGATATCCCGCAGTGGCAGAAGTTCACAGAAAAGCGCCGCGAACAGGCGAAAAAGCAGAACGACAACAACAGGGTCAAGTTTGAGAACGCGGTAAATACGGCGGATTTCGGCGGCGCTCCGACTGTCGCGGCGCTGTCGGAATACCTCGAGGTCTGCGAACGAACCGTAAAGCGCTGGGTGGAAAAATACGGCTATTATGTTGACAAGAACGACATGACAGTCAGAAAAAAGGACGCGGACAGCACGGACAAATGACAGGCGCGACCGGACAGGACACAAGGAAAAATCACGTCATGTCCGTGCCGGACAAAATTCCGGACACAAACAAATTCGTTGGTGTCCGCCGGACACGGACACAGGTATATAATATATACTGTCCTTTGTCCAGCCTGTCATGTGCGTACGGTAGGACACCGCCCTGGGGGGCGGCGGTGTCCCCTACACGCACACGACAATGACCCCGGATTTTTTCTCAGAAAGGAGAATGTAATAATATGGCAAATGAATGTTACAACTGTGGCGCATATGATTCAGACCGCGAGGGCTGTACAATGCCCAGCTGCGATAAATCCTATGCGTGTCCCTTGGAGGATTCCTCATTGCAGTTTTTCCTGCCGATGATACCGCCGACGGTGACGGCGCAGGAACATAAGGTCACAGTCAGGAACGGCAAGCCGGTGTTCTACGACCCTCCGGAGCTTAAAGAAGCCCGCGCGAAGCTCACGGCGCACCTGGCACAGCACAAGCCGGACAAACCGTATACCTGCGGAGTTCGGCTGATAACACGGTGGTGCTTCCCGGTAGAGGGTCACGCTGACGGCGAGTACAGAACGACAAAGCCCGACACGGATAATTTGCAGAAGCTCCTCAAGGACTGCATGACTGCGGTCGGATTCTGGAAGGACGACGCGCTTGTCGCTTCGGAGTTGTGCGAAAAGTTCTGGGCGGAGATACCCGGTATTTTCGTAAGAATCGAGGTGCTTGAATGAAACTCGAAGAAGTCACGAAAGCGGCGGAACAGGGCGCGGTAGTACTGCACACGCACATGGGGATAACGTCCCGTTGCAGGATATCCGGAGTAATTACGCGGTTCGCGAAAGGCGCCTGGTCGTACTCCCTTGAGCTGATGGACGTAAATACGCCCAGCGTTATTATCGCGGCGCTGGACGAGGTGGAGGTAGAAAAATGAGTGAATACATAGGACGCGAAAGCATAAGGAAGTCGCTTATGGAGGTGTGTTCGGACGAGAACTGCCCGATGTTTATCGCCGCGACAATCGACCAGGTTATTGACTATGAGCCTGCCGCCGATGTCGCGCCGGTGGTGCATGCGTACTGGATATATCAGAAGCCGTACGACGAATACACATGGAGACCGTACATATGCAGCAGCTGCAAAACGCACGGCGGTAAGCACCGGACGAATTATTGCCAATCATGCGGCGCTAAGATGGACGGCAAGGAGCGGCAGAACAATGAGTAACGTAGATATAGTGTTCGCCCGAAAGAACGTAGAAGCACCAGAAGAAATGGTGAAGCAGCTTCCAAACTGCCCTGTATGCGGAGCAAAGGCGTATCTTCACGGTGATACCGTTGACGGCTTTTGGTTTGGCTGGTCTATAGGCTGTCCGAGATATTGTCTTAATGACGGAATACACGGACATGACCTGAACACTCCGCAGGAGGAATATCTTGCAGAACATGGATTTGCGACAAAAGAGCAAGCAGTCGCATGGTGGGAAAAGCGGGTCAAATTGGACGGAGGTGGAACAAATGGCGAGGATCATTGAAATTGAAATCGGCTGCTGCGGTGAATGCCCCTACTATAGCATGAAAAAGCATAAATGCCAGCGTGGCGCAGTTGACGAGGGTGAAGCGAGAGACCATTTTTACAGGGATTGTCCGCTATCCTGGCGTGAGCTTCCCGAAAACGGGGATATAAACGGAGGTGACACAGATGTCTGAAATCAAGCTGAAGCTGAAGCCCTGCCCGTTCTGCGGGGGCGAAGTAATTATGATGCGCTCGGAAAGCCTGGAAACTGGCTTCGTGAGCTATTATGTTTCACACAATGATCCATTTAATTGCGCATACGAAATCAGACAGCAGAGCGCAAGCCGGACTATACAGGAAGCCACTAACAAATGGAACAGGAGGGCTGATAATGGCTAAAGTAAAATGCAGGTCGTGCGATATCTGCGGCGAGATGAACGCCAAAGATGGATTTATGCTCAAGGCTAAACGCATGGAATCTCACAACGAAAGAGATATGCTCGGGTATATAATAGGCGTAAAATATAGGTGGGCAAGAATCGACCTCTGCGAAAGCTGCTATAATGAGATAGTCAGGAGTTGCCACCGGATCCGTCGCGAACAGAAGGAGGGCTTATGACCCGTGAAGAAATAGAACAGATATATTACCTCCACCGGGAGCTGCGTATGTGGGAGCAGGAGCTTGAACGGCTCCGCTGCCGTTCGCTGGTGAGGTCGCCGCAGCCGAGCACCGGGAGCAGCTCCGGGACGTCGGACAAGGTCGGCGAGCTTGCCGAAAGGCGCGTTGACCTGGAGCGCCGCATAGAACTCAAGCGCGAGGAGATACAGCGGCGCCGCGATGAAGCTGTTGCGTTCATCTACGATATTCCCGACAGTCTGACCCGGCAGATAGTGTACTACCGCTGCGTGAGCCTGTTCGGCTGGACACGCGTTGCCTATGAGGTCGGCGGGAACAATTCTCCGGACGGGGTGAAGAAAATCTACTACAGATTTTTCGAGAAGCTTGAAAGTTGTCCCGTTTGTCCCGATTAGGTGTGGTATAATGATATTATCGAAAAGCGTCCAGAGATGGGCGCTTTTATTATGCCCGAAAGGAGGAATCCCCATGACCGAAAAGCAGAAGCGCTTCTGCGACGAATATCTTATAGATCTGAACGGAACTCGTGCATATAAAACCGCGTATCCGTCGGTGAAATCGGACGACACCGCAGCAGCGGCGGCAACCAGAATGTTAAGAAATGTTAAGGTTCACGAATACATCGAACAAAGGACAGAGGAGCTCCGCAGCGCCAGGACAGCCACCGCCGCCGAGGTCATGGAGTTCCTGACGGGGGTCATGCGCAATGAGGACGAGGGCTCAGTTTCGCGCCTGAAAGCCGCCGAGCTTCTCGGCAAGCGGTTCGGGCTGTTTACCGACAAGGTGAACGTTTCCGGCAGCGGCGTAGTCCAGATCGTGGACGATATCCCGGATGGCTAACCTGACGGATATTATTGCTCCGCATTTCTACGCACTGCACCGCGACATCGCCGCCGGACTGCACACCCACTACTGGCTCAAAGGCGGCAGGGGTTCCACGAAGTCCTCATTTGTGGGCGCGGAAATACCCCTCGGCATGATGAAAGACCCGCAGGCGAATGCCGTAGTTATCCGCAAGGTCGGGTTGTATCTGAAAGACAGCGTATACGAGCAGCTCCTCTGGGCGATAGACAAGCTCGGCGTTTCTCATCTCTGGCAGGCGAAGCTGTCGCCGCTGGAGCTGGTGTACACTCCCACCGGACAGCGCATCCTGTTCCGGGGCGCGGACAAGCCGAAGAAGCTCAAGTCCACAAAGGTGCACAAGGGGTACATCAAGTACGTCTGGTACGAGGAAGCTGACGAGTTTGCGGGGATAGAGGAGATACGCACGATAAATCAGTCGCTGCTGCGCGGCGGCAGTAAGTTCACGGTGTTCTACACCTACAACCCGCCGAAATCCCAGCGCAACTGGATAAACGCAGAGGTCTCAGTCCCCGCGCCGGATAAGCTCGTTCATCACAGCGACTATCGCGGAGTTCCTCCGGAATGGCTCGGGGAGCAGTTCCTCGCGGAAGCGGAACACCTGCGCAGGAACAACCCCACCGCCTACGCGCATGACTATCTCGGCGAAGTCACCGGAACCGGCGGCGAGGTGTTCCCGAACATCACGGTTCGCGCCATCTCCCCGGAGGAGCGCGCCGGATTCGCTCATATTCACCGCGGTCTGGACTGGGGCTACGCCGCCGACCCGACTGCGTATGTCGTCTGCGCTCTCGAAAAGGGGCGGCTGTACATATTCGGCGAGATCTACCGCTACGGCATAAAATACGACCCACTCGCGGAAGCAATACGGGCTGAGAACACGCTGAACGGCACGATTTACGCCGAATCCGCCGACCCCCGGAGCAACGACGAAATGCGCGCCCGTGGGCTGAGAATCACCGCCGTGAAGAAGGGGGCAGGCTCCGTGGAGCACGGAATTACCTGGCTCCAGAACCTTGCGGAAATAATCATCGACCCGGTGACCTGCCCGAACACCCGTCGAGAATTCTGCGGATACGAACTTATCCCGGACGGAAACGGCGGATTCCGGGACGAGTTCCCGGATAAGGATAACCACTCGATAGACGCGGTGAGATACGCCCTCGAAAACGACATCGGGCGCAGGAAAGCCAAAATCGGCAACAGAAAGGAGCTGGGCATTTACTGATGATGAATCCCTTCACGATATCCGCGGAAACCCCGGTCACGCCGGAGGCCGCCTGCAAATTCATCAGGGAGCATATGCTGCACACGCGCGACAGATACGACAGCCTGGAGCGCTACTACAAGGGGGAGCACCCGATATGCAGCCGGAAGAAGCGTTCAGTCCTCGCGAATAATAAGCTGGTGTGCAACCACGCGAAATACATCTCAGACACCTGCGTGGGTTACTTTGCAGGCAATCCGGTGAAGTATTCCGGGGAGGGCACAGAGCCGCTCCTGGAGCTGCTGAGAGCCGCTGACAGCGACACCCAGGACATCGACCTCGCGCAGAAGGCGAGCATATTCGGCACGGCTTACGAGTTCATCTACACCGACGGCGACGGGCAGCCCCGGCTGTATTCCCCGGACCCACGCCAGGCATTCGTTATCTACGACGACACGGTGCGGCAGAATCCGGTCGCCGGGGTGTATTATTACAAGCTCCACGACAGCGTGACGAACCAGGATACGGGGTATTCCGTGTACCTCTGCGGCGGAAGCGAGATCTCGCACTTCACCACTGACACTGGATTCGCGCTCCAGGGCGAGCCGGAGATCCGTCCCCACGGAATGGACGGAGTGCCGCTCATCGAGATTTACAACAACTCCACCTGCGGCAGCGACTTTGAGCCGGTATTGTCGCTCATCGACGCGTACAACGTCCTCCAGAGCGACCGAGTGAACGACAAGGAGCAGTTCGTCGAGGCGATACTGCTGATCAAGGGTTCAGTCCTCGGCGACGACAACGACGAGAAGTCCGAAAGCTATAAGGCGCTCCGGGAGAACGGTCTGCTGGAGCTTGACGCGGACAGCTCCGCCGAGTGGCTTACCCGGCAGTTCGACGAGAACAGCGTGGAGGTGCTCCGCAAGTCCCTGGAGCAGGATATACATAAGTTCGCGAACGTCCCCTGCATGAGCGACGAGAGCTTCGGTGGGAATTCCTCCGGCGTGGCAATGCGCTACAAGCTCCTAGGATTCGAGCAGATAACGAAAATCAAGGAGCGTTACTTCCGGGAGGGGCTGAAAGAGCGCCTGCGCCTGCTGTGCAGCTGGCTGGAATTCACGGGGAAGGCTCACATCGACAGCCGGGGGATTTCGATACAGTTCACCCGGGCACTCCCGGTCAACGAGGTGGAACAGGCGCAGCTCGTGTCGGAACTCCGCGACGTCGTACCGCTTGAAACGCTGCTCGGACAGCTTCCGTTCATCGACGACCCGGAAGCCGCAGCCGAAAAGGTAAGGGAGAAGCAGAATGGATTTCCGAACCTTCCGCCGGAGCTGACCGATGAACAGCCGTAAATACTGGGAGCGCCGCGCTGCTCAGGATATGTACGACCGCATGGGCACCGCCGAGGATTCCGCCGCCGAAATGAACGCGGCGATACGTCAGACCTCCGCGTACCTCGAAAAGGAAGTCAAGGCAGTCCTCCGCGGAATGCAGTCGTTCGGCATCTCAGAAGCGGAAGCTAAGAAAATACTGAACGCCGCCGGAGGGGACGGCTCGGCGCTCCAGCGTTTACGCAAGGCGGCGCAGCAGGTAAGCGATCCGGAACGGCGCGAAGCGCTCCTGAATGCGATAAACAGCGCCGGAGCGTACCGTTACCGCATTACCCGTATCGAGGAGCTGAACAAGGACATCAACCGCCAGTGCCGGGAGCTGTACAAAACGGAGAACCGGCACATCACGTCGGCGCTGCGGAATGTCGCGGAGGACAGCTACTACCGCGAAATATTCAGCATTCAGAAAGGTACGGGGCTGGGATTCAGCTTCTCGAGGTTCTCCCGGAAGGACGTTGACCGGATTCTCCGTTCAAACTGGAGCGGAAGCAATTATTCTCAGCGAATCTGGAAAGACGTGAACGGCATGACGGCGCGGCTCAAGAACGAGCTGCTCGTCAGTATGCTGTCCGGGCGCTCCGGCGAAAAGACCGCGCGGATATTCCAGGAGCGGTTCGGCGTGAATGCATACTGCGCCCGGCGGCTTGTCCGGACTGAGAGTGCGTATGTTGCGAATGCCGCGCAGAAGTCCGCATATTCCGAAGCCGGGATCGACCGCTACAGGTTCGTTGCTACGCTTGATTCACGCACCTGCGAATGCTGCGCCGCCCTGGACGGCAGGGTGTTCGACCTCGCAAAGGCAAAGCCCGGTACGAACTACCCGCCCATGCACCCGTTCTGCCGCTCGACTACGATAGCGGATTTCGGAGATGATGAACTGGAGGGGCTGGAGCGCCGGGCTAAGGACAAGGACGGGAATACCGTTAAGGTGCCTGCGGATATGAGCTATGAGGAGTGGCGGAGGGAGTTTGTGGACAATAAATCCACCTCTGAAAACATGAAAGGACCTGCTCCGGAGATCGGAAAACGCAAAGATCCTTGTGCGAACGGGCATTACTTCATTGATAAGAGCGAAACGCCCCCGACCTGTACAGAAGATGGGAAACGTGAAAAGGTATGCGCTGTTTGCGGCAAGACCGAAGTTGAAACTGTTCCTGCCACCGGGCACAGATATGTCGATACCATTGTACAGCCGACCTGCACCGAAAAGGGGTACACGCTTCACAAGTGCAGCGTATGCGGCGACAGTTATCAGGATGCCGAAACTCAGCCGCTCGGTCATAATTTTGAGGCAGTCAAAACAGTTCAGCCGACCTGCGTTGACAAGGGCTTTACAGATTACTGCTGCACACGCTGCGGTGATACATACACCGATGATATTCCCGCAACAGGGCATAAATTCGGTAAGTACAAGATAGTCACCAAGCCTACTTCCGTTTCAGAAGGGCTGAAAGTACGGAATTGCAAGGTGTGCGGCGAGAGCGATGAAGTAGTTCTGCCAAAAACCAAGACAGTTACCAAGGCTGAAAAGAAACAGAAGCTGCTTGATATAATCAACGGAGCCCAGCAAGATATTGACAAAATCGCACAGAAGCAGTATAATAATATATGGAAGAATCCTGTTACAGCCGCCGACTATAGCACCAAGCAGAGCACAATTCAAGCCAAGAAGGATTATTTCAATCAGCAGCTTGCTTCAAATCCCGCTGACAAGGCAAAATGGCAGGCGCTGCTGAATGAGCTGGACGATTTTGAAACCCAAGGCAAGAAATATGCCGCTTTGCAGGCAACAAAGAATCAGGCGCAGTCACAGCTCACGAAACTCGCTTCAAAGAGCGGCAGTTCGGCTTCGTTTGCACCGGACGCATATTCTCAATCGAGGAAGAATGCGGCGTATTGGTTTAAGGGCAACGAAAAGGCTTCAGCAGACGCTGCGCTTCGTCCGAAAAGTGGCACAGTGTGGCAGGCAGCAAGCTCCGACGAACGTCAGGCGGCATGGAAGTATACATCAGGTTCCGGAAGCTTTAATCGTCCCCTTCGCGGATACGATGGAAACTGGTATAATTACAAGGGTGTTGGAAATGTCAGTCTTGATAACGAGGGTAGCGAAAGTGCGATAAAGCATCTCACTGACCTGATTGACCGTTCTCAGTATAACTTCGATATCTGGCTCAATCGTGGTATAGGTACATCATCTGGCGCTGCTTCGTTCCTGCAAATTCCGGAAACGGTGCTGACAGGTGCTTCTCAAAGCGATTTGAATAACCTGCTGGTCGGCAAGGTAGTCAAGGACGAAGCGTTTGTGTCATGCGGCAGCGCAAAGGGCGCAGGCTTTTCGGGGTATATTTTCAATGTTTATGCTCCGAAAGGCACTAAAATGCTTTATGCAGAGCCGTTTTCAGCTTTTGGGCAAGGGCACGGCCAGAACTGGGACGGACTAAGCGGACAAACAAGTTTCGGCGGTGAATTTGAAACGATAATTCAGCGAGGAACTGAATTCCGCATTACGAAGGTCGATAAGCAAGGGAGCAATATTTTCTTTGATATTGAGGTCGTTAATCAGCCGTAAGAAAGGGAGTGGTATGAATGGCTGAAAGCAGAAAACCTAGATGGGAAAAAGAGCCGTGGAGTACCACGGTTCCTTCCGGCAATATCCAGTGCAGGGACTGCATTTTCAGGCTTCGGCCTATCACTATTAACGGCGAAAGTTTTGACCGGTCTGCATACGGAAATTGCGTTATATATGAGTACCCTAATGCCAAGCCGAATGAGGTGCTATGGCAGGGTGATAATTGCCCGAATTACTCCAAAGAATAGAGGTGCTATCATGAACGACAAACTGAAATCAGCCGTCTACGGACTGGCTGTCGGCGACGCGCTTGGTGTTCCGGTGGAATTTATGAAGCGCGGCTCTTTTCATGTGACCGGAATGACCGGATACGGTTCACATAATCAGCCTGCCGGTACATGGTCTGACGACACAAGCATGACGCTCGCAACCTGCGATTCAATAAGGGTGCTTGGCAGGGTCGATTGCGACGATATACGGAACAGATTCCGTCAGTGGCTCTATAACGCAGAATACACAGTTGATAATATGGTGTTTGACGTGGGGAATACAACCGCCAGAGCGCTGCGCTGCGGAAAAGGCGAGGACAGCGAGTATTCAAACGGCAACGGCTCGCTTATGAGAATACTGCCGCTTGCGTTCACAAATGCAGAGGACGAGCTTATCGGTGAAGTGTCTGCGATAACTCATGCACATACCTTGTCAAAGAGCATTTGTATCAAGTATGTGGGACTGGCGAGGGCTTTGCTGAACGGTATGCCGCTCAGAGACGCGCTTACTGACCTGGGCAAGGAAACAGCCACACTGGCTGAACTCACCGAATCCGAAATAAAGTCAAGCGGATATGTTGTCGATACTTTCAGAGCGGCGTTGTGGAGCCTTGCAACGACCGATAATTACAAGGACGCGGTACTAAAAGCTGTGAACCTTGGGGACGATACCGATACTGTCGGAGCTGTTACCGGAGGGCTTGCCGGAATCGCATACGGCATGGATGGTATACCCGGTGAATGGATAGATAAGCTCAGAGGTAAAGAGATTATCGACAGGTGCTTGTTTTAAAACAGTAACATAATAATTAAGCGCTATGCAGCAATGCACGGCGCTTTTTTATTGTCCGAAACACGCTGACGACATTAAAAGCACGCGCGGAAATACAGCCGACAGGCTATAAACGGAGGTAACAATGGCAGACGAACAGACAACCCAGGTCACACAGGAGCAGACCGCAGCTTTAAGCGCCGGAGGGCGAGTGTCGCCTTCAAGTGATCCTACCACATCTACGCCCGAGCCGGAGGCGGAAAACAAACCGGAAAAGCCCGCTGAAAAGACGTTCACCCAGGCAGAGCTCAACAAGATCATAGCGGAGCGCCAGAAGCGCTGGGAGAAGAAGGCGGCGGACGAAAAGGCGGAAGCCGAGCGCGTTGCCGCAATGACCGCGGAGGAGAAATCCCGGCACGAGCGCGAGAAGCAGGAGAAGTCGCTCGCGGACCGGGAAGCAGCCCTGACGAAGCGCGAACGCACCGCCCTCGCAAAGGAGTATCTCGCGGAGAAGAACGTGCCTGCGGCTCTGGTGGGGGCTGTGGACATCTCCGACCCGGATGGAATCGAAGCCAGCGCGGCGGCGGTCGCGAAGGCGTTCGCGGAATCCGTCAGCGCGGAGGTATCAAAGAAGTTAGCCGGAGCTCCCCCGAAAAAGGGCGACCCCGGCGCAAAGGACCCGTTCCTTGAGGGACTGGGGATTTAACAGGAGGTTAATTTATGGCAATCAATCTTGCAACTAAGTATTCAGACAACGTAGACGAGGTATTCCGCGCCGGGGCGCTCACCACGTCCATGGCAGGCGGAAAGTACGAGTTCACCGGAGCGCAGACCGTCAAGGTCTACAGCATGGGCACCGCCGAGATGAACGACTATAAGGCGACCGGCTCCAACCGCTACGGCAATCCGGAGGAGCTGGAGGACACCACCGAGGAGCTGACCCTCACCCAGAAGCGCTCCTTCGCGTTCACCATCGACGCCACCAACGCGGTGGATTCCCCGGCAGGAGTTCGTGACGCGGCAAAGGCGCTCCGCAGACAGCTTGACCAGGTGGTTATTCCGGAGGTGGACGCTTACCGCTTTAAGACCGCTGCAAATAGGGCTAAGCACATCACGGTCAGCACTACCAGCAATTCCACGGCTTACAGCGATTTCCTCGCGATAAACGGCGCCATCAGCGACGACGAGGTTCCGGCAGTCGGCAGGGTTGCATATGTTTCAAACGCGTTCCTCAATGCTGTCAAGCAGTGCGACAGCTACACCAAGGCTTCCGAGATCGCGCAGAACATGCTCATCACCGGGCAGGTCGGTGATGTGGACGGCGTGAAGATCGTATCTGTTCCTAAGGGCAGAATACCTGCCGGAGCCTCCTTCATCATCGCGTACAGTGAGTCCGTGTGCTCCCCGGAGAAGCTCGCGGATTACAAGATTCACGACAATCCTCCCGGAATTGCCGGGCATCTTGTGGAGGGTCTGGTGTATTACGACGCATTCGTCACCGAGAACAAGAAGTGCTCCGTCGGCGTGCATTACGGCGCTATGGGCGAGATACGCGTATCCATGACCGCCGCGGATTCCGGCAAGGGTAAGCTGAAGATAGCGCGCAACGTCGCCGGAAAGCTGATGTACAAGGCAGACAGCTCCGTCACCGTCCCGAAGTTCGGCGCGGCTGCGACAGGATTCACCGAGATTCCTGCGGACGGTATCATCAGCGCCACGGTGGGGCACAAGGTCGCAGTAGTTTCCGTCGTGGACGACAAGGTCGTGGCAGCTTCCGCCGTATTCGACGCGGTAGTTGGCGCATGACCCAGCTGGAGAGATTCAAGCTGCTTGCCGGGATAACTGACGATACGCAGGACGGGCTCATCTCCGCCCTGCTGTCGGATTCCGCGGACGCGGTGTGCGACTACATCGGTCGGGAGGAGGTCCCGGCGCGGCTGGAGTCCGTGCAGGTGCAGCTGGCGTTGATGGCGTACAATAAGCGCGGCGCGGAGGGAGAATCCTCCCGGAGTGAGGGTGGGATATCCCAGAGCTTCGACGGGCTTCCGCCGGAGCTTCTCGCGCGGCTGCGGAACTATCCCAGAAAGGCAGGGGTGCTCTATACGGCTGATACAGAACAGAATTAAGGCGCTGCCGCTGTCGCGCCCGGCGACCTCGAAAAGTCCCTACATCGGTACTGAAACGCGCTGGCAGCCTGCCGGAACTATCCGCGCGGAAGTCCAGCAGCTCAGCGATAACGCCGCCGCCGAGCAGTACGGCGTGAAGTTCAGCCGCTCAGTGGAGCTCCTCTGCGATACCGGCACGGATATCCGCGAGCGCGATCGGGTGGAGCTGCCGGGCGGCACCTACGAGGTCCGGGGAGTTACGGCATACGGCAATGTGCGGAGGGCGGTGTGCGAGTTGATATGACGATACAGGAGCTTATCAGGAAAATGCAGTCCGTCCGCGCGGACAGCGGCGCAGTACTCGACCGCGCCCTGCTGAAAGGCGGCGAAAAGGTGCGCGGAAAAGCGGTTCTGCTCTGCCCGGTGGACACCGGAGAGCTGCGGAACAGTATCCGCGTGCAGCGAATCTCCCCGGGAGTGGTCACGGTCGGCACCAACAAGGAGTATGCAATATTTGTGGAATACGGCACCGGCACCCTGGGCGACCCGGGAGTACCCCACACCACAAATATGACCTGGCGCTGGCAGGACGAGCAGGGGAACTGGCACACCTCCCACGGGACGAAGGCGCAGTCCTTCCTGCGCGCCGCCGTCGGGAGGAGCACCGAGAAGGAAATATACCGCCTTGTTGCGGAGGAGCTGCGGAAGGCGGTGGAAAATGCTTGACGTGAATATCATCATTCCGCCGCTGGTGGAGGATATAGTCCGGCTAGAGCCGCAGTTCCCGGAGATAGTGCCGGAGTTTCCGCTGGCGGTACTCACGCCGCTGGACGTGGGCTCCGGCGCGATAATATCCGGGGAGGAGCGCCTGGCGGCGGTGGCGTTCCAGATAGACGTGTATGATACGGATTTACGGCGCTGCACAGAAACGGCGCTGAACATATCCGCGCGGCTGATATCCCGGGGATTCGTGAGGGATTCCGGCGCGGATATTCCGGAAAACGGACTGCACCGCCGCACGCTGAGCTTCAGCGCGGTGATAGACGAGCAGTCAGGATTTGTTTACAGGAGGTAAATATGGAGCTTTTAACGAAGGACACACACCTGGATTTCTCCGAGGACGGCAGCGCCTGGAACGAGCTGTACGGTCTGGAGAGCTACCCGGACATGGGCGGCGACCCTCCCAAGACCAAGGTCACGAACATGCGCGACAAGAACGAGCGCTACATCGGAGGGCTTCCGGACGTCAGCGACATGAAGTTCGGGTTCTACTACAACAAGGAGGACTCCGAGGACACGGGCAAGACGATAAAGAAGGCGTTCTCGAAGCTGAAATCCCTCGAGGGGACAAAGCTTCACTGGCGCCTGGTCTACCCGGACAACACCTGCAACACCTGGGAGGGCAAGCCCACCGTCTACATGAACGGCGGAAATACCGGGGAAGCGATGAAGTTCACGCTTTCCACCACGCTGGAATCCGACCTGGGGTACAGCGAGAGCACAGGAGGTTAATTACATGACAGGAGCAATACTTAAGATTTCGGAGGACAGGAGCCTGGAGCTGCGCTACACCGCGCGCCGCGCCGAGAAGCTGGAATCCCTGCTGGACGACGGACTGCTCGAGGGTCTGCGCGGAATAAGCCGTATCGGCACGCTGGCGCAGTACATAGCCTGCGGCGCGGATATCACCAAGGAGGAGGCTCTGGACGCCTACGACGAGTACATCGACAACGGCGGCGACATCAACGGCGCCGCGGAGGTCATCGTCCAGGCGCTTTCCAACGGCGGATTCATCTCGCAGGGGGCTTCCGACGCGGCAAAAAAAATGATAGATCAGCTCAACCGCCGGGCAGCGCGGCTGAACTGATCAGACGGCTTACGGACGCGGCGGTGGACTGCGGAACGTATTCCGAGGGATTCCCGGAGCTGACTCCGGCGGAGATGTACTGCCTTATCCGCTCCGCCGACAAGCTCCGGGAGCTGGAATCCAGGAACGCGGCGCTGATCGCGTGGCATTCCGCGCACCTGACGGGACTTGCGGTAAATGCTCCCCGGAGCTTCCCCAGGACCCCGGAGGAGTACTTCCCGTTCCTGCGGCAGGATATTCCGGCGTGGAAGCGCGCGAAGCAGCAGATGGCGAGGATCGCCGCCGCGCATAACAGCAGAAACAGGGAGGTGCAGCAGTGACTGTCGAGGAACTTGACATCGTGATATCCGCCCAGAACCGTGAATTCAACCGTGCGATCGACGATGTGATCGGACGTCTGGACGGGTTGGAGGAGCAGTCCCGGCGCACCGGCGACAGTATCCAGGGAATATTCGGCAATATCGCAGGGAAGCTTGCCGCCCTTGGCATAGGGAAAATCATCAGCGACAGTATCATGGGCGGCGGTGAGCTGGAGCAGCAGCTTGGCGGCGTGGAGGTGGTATTCAAAAGCCATGCTGACAGCATGAAGGAAGCCGCTGTTTCCGCCGCCGAGAACATGGGGCTGTCTGAGAGCGCATATCTTGCTTCCGCAAATAAAATGGGGGCGCTGTTCAAGGGCTCCGGGTTTGATATTGCATATGCGGCGGATATGTCACAGCAGGCTATGCAGAGAGCCGCTGACGTGGCTTCCATAATGGGCGTTGATGTTTCTTCCGCGATGGAAGCCGTCACCGGCGCCGCCAAGGGCAATTTCACGATGATGGACAACCTTGGCGTTGCGATGAACGATACGACCCTCCAGGCTTACGCGCAGGAAAAGGGGCTTGGAAAGCTGGAGACCACCCAGCAGAAGGTCGGCGCGGCAATGCAGATGTTCCTGGACAAGACGGAGTACGCCGCCGGGAACTACTCGCGCGAGAACGACACGTTCAGCGGCTCCCTGACCACGCTGAAGGCGGAATTCGAGAATCTCACCGCGGACCTCGGGACTACGCTGCTGCCCACCGCAACTACGCTGGTTTCCGTCGCCCGGAGCGGACTGGAGCTTATCTCGCCGATGGTGATTTCCCTGGGCGAGGGGCTGAACTCCGTGGCGCAGTACCTGATGGACCTCTCGCCGAGCGCGAAGACCATGCTCGGGGTGATGGTGGCTTCCGCCGTGGTTATTCCGGCGGTGACCAAGGCGCAGGCGCTCTACAACGCGGCGAACGCTGCCTGGAAGGGACTGCTGTCGATACTTATCCCGAAGCAGGCAACATTCAATTCCGTGCTCAAGGCTACCTTCGGCTGGCTGGCTATTATTGCAGGCGTGCTTGCGATCGTGGCGCAGGTCGGCGCGAAAAGGCGCGAGCTGGACAGCGGCGACCTGGAGCAGACCGCCGAGGACGCGGACAAGGCTTCGGAGAGCACCGACGACCTCTCCGAGAGTATGGACGACCTGGGGAATTCCGCTGACACCGCGAAAAAGAAGCTTGCCGATATAGACACACTGAACGTATTCGACGGCTCCTCCGGGAGCACCGGGGGAATCGACTTTAACGCGATAACCGCCGGGGCGGAGGACGCTTCCGACGCGGTGGCGGACACCAAGGACCAGATCGGGGAGCTTGCTGATTCAGCGGACGGATTCAGCCTTGACGGATTTTCGGACACTTTCTCTACCACATTTTCGGATATCGGTTCTGGATTCGAAACAATATTTGACGCATTCAACTTCGACAGCGACACGCAGCTCCAGAGCCTGCGCACGCTGAACGAGATGGTCAAGGATCTCTTTGGAGAGGACTGGACGAACTTCTGGGAGGGCGTGGGCGCGACGATCTATAAGGCGTTCAACGGCACCGAAACTGAGAAGTCGCAGGCACTCGGGGAGATACAGAGCTGGCTCGAAAGAGCCAACAACTTCCTTACAGGCTGGATGGGCGAATTCGGCAAAGCCTGGAGCGATTTCTGGAAAGCCCGGGGGAATGACCTTTATGAAATGCTCAACCCGGGTATTGACCCCGAGAACCTCCCCGATGGATATACGAAGGCTGGTGTGGACAGCACCGGCGGAAAGACCTTTGCAAGCGCGCTTGGCAACAGCAGCGGAGGTGATTCGCGTTCAGGAGGGCTCGGCGGTGGCGGCGGAACAAGAGGGTATTCCTACGCGGATTATTCGCTGGGACCTCAGGTGCAGACGTCCGCATGGGCTTTTCCGGGGACTGTGGGCACAGCTTCATCAGCCCTGACCGACAGTGCCGTAAATAAGCAGCCCATAGAGATCCACACCACCGTGGAGCTTGACGGCAACGCGGTCGGCGAGAGCGTGACCACCTACCAGGAGCGCGAGAATCTGCATTCCAACGGATATTGACATTTCGGGCGATATGTGATATAATCTTCATAAATACAACAAATGTCGGAGGTAATCGTATGAAATGCATGAAGTGCAAGATGGATATTCCGAAAGGCGCCAAAGTGTGCCCCTACTGCGGCAGCAAGCAGGGCATGGGCTGCGGCGTTGCTCTGGTTATCCTCCTGCTTCTGGGCGGATTTGTATATTTTATCCAGGGCGTTGCAAGGGACCACAGCGATGAAAGCAGCAATGCTTCCGGCGCTTCCAGCGTCGTTTCGGAGGATCCCTATGCCGGGGTGATAAGCACGATCTCTTCTGCGTGCAAAAGCGTCGGGATTGCACCCTCCCAGATCGTGAATGTTTCCCAGATCGAGAACTGGGAAAACGGCGAGCAGTACCAGTTCAGCTATGACGGCGTGAAATTCACTGCCGCTCTTAACTCCGACGGCACCGTGGACGGAATATACTGCGGAACCAACAAGATGTATGACAACGGCGAAGCTGTGATAAGGTACCTTAAAGGCTTCCTCGTCCGCACAGACAGCGGCACCGTGGAGTACGGCACCTGCGAGGTGAACGGTATCGTCATGAACCTCACCGGCGCGGACTGCTCCTATGTCCAGATAGATGTGGGATTCTTCGGCAAGGACGGCGTAAAGATCACATCGGGGCTTGACAATGTGCTCAACCTGAAGAAGGGCGAGCAGTGGCGCTTCAAGGCATACGGCTTTGGAGATGGGATAACGAACTACAAAATCGAAGATATCTCCTGGTATTGATACATCGGCGCTCCGCACGGGGCGCCTTTTTTATGCCCGAAAGGGGGACAGATGGCGTATAATCACAGCATAATAAAGATAGACGGAGTGGAAATGCCCACCCCGTCTGATTTTTCCCCGACCAGCTCGGACTACGACAGCAAGAACTCCGGGCGCTCCGAGAGCATGGAAATGACGCGCGACATAATCCGCCGCAACGTCCGGACTGCGACCTTCACCTGGAAGCTCCAGACCCCGGACATGCGTAAGGTCTGGAATGCGGTCCTGCCGGAGAAGCTCAGCCTCACGTTCTTCGACCTGGGACAGCCGGCGGATACACAGTACAGCACGATGAACTGCTACGCCGACCCCTCCAGGAAGCCGAAGCTCCTGAAATGGGAGCCGCAGAACCCGGAGGAATCCTGGTGGGAATTCACGACGACATTTACGGAGTATTGATATGTATAATGTGACTGAAAAATACAGCGAGCTGATAAAGGCGCCGGTCCGCTATACCGGGATACGCGGCGCAGTACGGCTCAAGGACGGGACGATGATACCGCTGACGGATTCCAACATCGACAGCGGCTCCCTGACGATAACCAACAAGCTCAACCGCCGTGGGGATTTCCGCCCGGGAGGAGTGTACTCCGGGGAGCTGTCGGCGCGGCTTCGAGGATTCTCCGGGAAGTCCAGCGACCTTGACGGGGCGGTGATACGGCTCACCTATGTGCTGTACCACGACCGGGGCATGGCGGATTCCAGGGCGGAAACTGTGCCGCTGGGGCGGTACTACATCGACGGCTCAACAATAAAGCGCCGGAACAACCTGGTCACCTTTTCGGCGGTGGATTCGCTGACGTTCTTCGATATTCCGGCGACGGAGCGGACAGGCACGCTGTATCAGCTGGCACAGTCCGCGTGCGATTCCGCCGGGGTGGCGCTCGGCATGTCCGGGGAGGATTTCGCGGCGCTGCCCAACGGCACGCAGTCCGCGGCGATAAATACGGCGAGGATACAGACGGAGCGCGACGCGCTGATGTACATAGGCATGCTGACGGGTACTTTCGCGCGGATACGCCGGGAGGACAACGCGCTGGAATTTAAGCCGCTCAGCTGCACCAAGGACGACAAGGGCATGATAATCCCCGTCCGGGAGATCGCCGGGAATATCCGCTTTACGACGGATTTCTCGGACGACACCACCCGGATAGCGCAGCTCGTCACGCGGCGCAGGGGAGTTGCTGTGAACTCCACGACGCAGGTCATAGCCGGGGGCAGCGAGAAGCTGGTGTCCCTGGAGCTGGACGAGAATCCGCTGCTGGACGGGCTGGGGGAATCCGACGTCGTGGCGGCGCTGAACAGCCAGCTGGGGGTACTGTACCACTGCCTGAACCGCGTGTACGACTGTAGCTTCAACGGCGACCCGGCGCTGGATATCGGGGATTATGTCCGGCTGCGCGGCGGAGCCATCGACACCGACCGCGGCTACGCAACGGGCATGATAACCTCCCAGGTGTGGAAATACCGCGGACAGCACACGATACGGTGCAACATGCCGTCGTCCATTACTCCGGTCGCGGAATCCACGGAGGTGGCTGCCCTGGCGCTGGCGGCGCAGAACCCGGGTGGGATGGCGCAATACCGGACGCAGCCGCGCTCCCAGACGGACAAGAGGATAGACGCGCTCGAAGCCAGCGCATGGACTGCCGAAAAGCTCCAGACCACCGGCTCGGACTACTGGGCGGTGACTGACGGCTCGGGAGTATGCGTGGGCAAGGGCGATACGAAGATCGCGTATATCGGCGATCTCCTTGGCGGAATAGGCATATCGGCGTACGGTCCGCAGATGATCGCGCTGGATTCCGAGGGCAATATAAGCCTATACAATGGTAAATCCGGCAGCAGCCAGGTGCTGATAAATAATTCTGGCTATTACGATAATGCGATACGCATACTGGCGCAGGGGGACGGCGGAAATACGCGCTTTGACATGGGGCACGGCTCCACACTGGAGCTTAACCCGGGCACTACGTTGACGCTATCCAGCGCAGGATTATTCGTCAACGGCAAGAAAGTAGTTACGGAGGATTAGTATGACATCAAAAACAATAACGCTCACAGGCGCAGAAACCAGGGCAGTTTACTCGGGCGGAAGCAACGCCTGGCTGCGGAACGACGGCACTGACGTAATTTACGCGGCGGCAGTCCCGGGAATCACGGCAGGCTCCGACGGGGTAGTCAGCATACCTGCCGGGCAGTCTGCTCCGGTTTACGGCGCGTATGGAACGGTGTACCTGCTCGGCACGGGGGCGGTGCAGCTCATCAGCAGCGACTACAGCACGAATCCTTTTAAGACTTCCGCACAGTCCGGCGGCTCGGGTGCGGATTCCGTGGCGAGAGCCGCCATTACAGCACACGCCGGGAATACGGAGATACACGTTACTGCGGCGCAGAAATCCGCCTGGGACGGGCTGAGCAATCCGAATCTGCTCATCAATCCGGATTTCGCGATAAATCAGCGAGGGCAGAGCACATATACGGGAATATCGGCATACACCTACACCGTGGACAGATGGTGTATCTGGAAATACAACTGCGACAATTACGGCACAGTTACGGTAAACGATGACGGGTCACTTGCTGTGGACGGAACGCTGGGTGCCGATGACGCAATACTCACTCAGACGATGGAGTACGGTGCTGCTTTGGTCGGTAAAACTGTGACGCTGTCGCTTGAGGTGAGCGAGATAAATGGTGCAATAAGCATACAGCAGCACAAAAATGTCCAGAGCACGCTGAATATTTCCGCACCAGGCGTGCACAAAATCACGTTTGATTGGGACAACTCATCTAATCGCATTGTAATCGACAATACCAATTGTACGCATTATACAGTCAAGTGGATAAAGCTGGAACTTGGTAGCGCCGCTACTCCGTTTGTTCCGCCCGACCCGGCGACGGAACTGCTCAGGTGTCAGAGGTACTTTACTATCTACAAGCACCAGAATGCAACGTCAAGCACTGATAAATGCACGATAGGCGTCGGATATGCGCTTACTAGCTCAATCGTTTACGCATTGCTGCCAATTGCGGCAATGCGCAGCGGCGTTACTGCAACGATAAGCCACAGTGGGTTGTCGCTTATCAGCGGTGCAGATACCGTTGTAGATTATACAAGCGTTACAGCACCAGAGCAGACGGACAGCACGGTGCAAGTGGTTTTCACGGTAAGCGGTCAGACCCCCGGAGCTGTTTACAGGCTGCGGCTTATGGACAGCAACGCTTATCTGGCGGTATCTAAGGAATTATGAGGAGGAATGACATGGACGAATACAAAGTTTACGTCAGAACAGATTCTGGTGGGATAATCACT